TAACCAATAAGTTCACATTGGTCTTCATCTAAACCAATCCATTTCCCTCTTTCAGTAGCATCTCTTTTATCTTGTAAATGCGAACAATGAGGACATTTTACAGTATATTTGTAAAGCCAAATTTTTTCCCAACTATCTGAACCTGGAACATAAAGAGGGAAATATTCCTCGCAATGCTCACATCTCAAATGAAAAATCTGTTGAGATGATTTCATCCACATATTGTAATATTCTGAATCTCTATTTTTAGGTGTCCCCATATACACTTGAACACCACCAGGAGATTGCCCATACTGAGACATCGTCATCATCTTGATAGCATTGGACAATGCCGCAACAGGCATATCCTGAATTTCGTCAAAGATTATAGAGTCAACTGTTCGCCCTCTCAGCCTTGATGCATCAACACCAGTAGATTCTACCCAAATATGATTTCCATTTTGAAACTCTTTATATTGCAAACTCTCATTAACATTTTGACTAATGAGGCTTTCCATATATGATTTTAGCCTTTTACCAGGCTTAGGAGTTTCATTTGTGCGCACAGCTTGCGAAATGGCAGCATTTAATTTAGTCTTTGTATATGCCGCAGCAATATCTAGCTGGGGGAAACAATGCATTACGCGCATTGGTGGTCGACCATTATTTCCAAATGCACCACACCCCATCCAGTACATTTCTAAATTTGCCGCCATAGTTGTCGCCCCAACCTGGCGTCCTTTCAAAAATATAATTGGTTTAGAGCTTCTGTCTAAAGCTTTAATACCAATATGACGGTACATGTCAACAAATGGCTTGTAACCATTTCCACGTAGCTTGAATGGCTTGCCATCTAATGTTAAATGCTTTTCGCAAAAATAAACAGGATCGAAGTTTAAAACAGCTTCTTTTATAGTGTCAAAAACAGTGGCATTATCTAAAACATTATTGTTCATACTGTATATACAGTATAATTGATTTAAATTAAAATTATTTTTAGATTATGCTAATATTTAGACGATGGAGTGAGTATATCAAACATATCATCTGTAGGTGCTGTAGGAGCTGTATTGTTGTTTACTGTAAAATCAGATAATGATCTTGTTTTATTATTTAATAAATTTTCTACAACAAATATTGATAATCTAGGATCATCTGAATAAGAGTCTTGATTTATAATACGCTTTACTTCTTCTATGTCTCCCAAAGAGCCGTCATTATTTTCTTGCAAGGTTGGCTTTATTTCTTGTGTTACAAAATTTAATACTGGATCTTTCTGATGAGCAACATATCTTTTGATATATCCCATAATAGCTTCTTGGACCCCAGGAAGATCAATTATGGATGGCCCATCAAGAGAGGGTTCTTTGTTTTGTTTTTGTTCTACAACTTCTAATATTTCAGCAATTTTTTTTGATTTAGATTCCTCAATAGCCTTCACTTCTTTTTGATACGCTGTTAGCCCGGTTCTTTCAATCAAATCAGCAACCATTTCAGCAACAGTTGTCTTTTTTTGATTTAAGTAACTAGATCTAGTCAAAGATGACTGAACCTGACCAACACTTGAAGTGCTTTGTTTTGAAAGATTTTTTTCAAAAGAATCTTGTAACTCATTGGACTCAGCAGGTCCAAAATCACATCTTTCAAATTCATATGCTCTATTAAAACTCATATTAACCTTATGCCTGATAGCCTTTAATCCATTCGCCTTCTCCATCATTGATGTCTAATATGCCATCTAAAATTCTAATTCGATTTAAATTAAGAGGATAATTCATATCTTTAATCAATTGAATAACTTGAACCTGTTCTCGTTTATCAAGTTTATATTCTTTACCAAGTTTTTCAAATGTATCTTTCATATCTTTACCGCCTTGTACCGATGCTTCAATACACACACGAGCAATAAAAGATATCAAATAAGGAACAACCACTTGAATATTACCAACCATAGATGTTTCAGCTTCTTTTATAAGATCGCCTCTTTCGTTTCCAGCTTTCTTTTCTTTTTTACTTATAATTTTTTGCAATCTTTTACTAAGCTTATCTAACTCTTCAATAATCATATCTCTAGCTTCTTCTGCTTTTGCAGCGTCAATTTCTCGTTTGAAGTCTTGAGACATTGCTTTGTCAATTTCTTTCTTCAATCGATCAAAATATGATGATGCTCTTTTCAAACCACCGATGCTTTTGCCATCATGTGGAGGAGTATTGTCAATCATGCTTTTGAGCCAATGCAAGAATTTACCAACACCATGAGATTTTTCCCAATGCCATTCATCAATCTCTTCTTGCTGCTCTTCTTCTAATGATACCTCTTGAACCTCTTCATCTTCATCTGGTTCTCCTAATATCACCTCATCTGGAGCGCCTGGCACCAATCCAATGACGAATATTATTTCTTCTTCCTCTCCTTCTTTTTCATCATGATCATGATGACATTGAGGCTTTTCTGCTAATTCTATAGCTTGAGGCCCCTGCATTTGCTGCATTGGAAATTCTATTACCTGTTGAGCGTATTTTTTATTTGACATACCTACACCGTGCAAAAAGTTGATATTCTTCAATTATATATTGAAATATTATTACGAACCCTTTTTTATTTTGTCATTATCTTCCGAAGCAAAAGAACCACTAAGCATAGATTCTAAATTTCCAACCTGATTTCTTGATGGATGTTCACTATAAAAACCTATTGGTACAGATGAATATCCATGTGAAAAATATTGTGTATATGCTGGAAACCCAGTAAATTCAACATGACCCAACCCCGCTGCTTCGTCGCCGTAATTACATTCAACCTTTTCTTTATTTTTCAACACAAGGTTTGCATATTTACAACGTTTCGGTTTTTCATTGTTCCAAGTAAGAATAGATAAATTAGAAGCTACTGCTTCTTCTAACGCTTCGTGTTTTTCAATTAATAAAATATCTACTCCATCTTTTCTAACTTTTAATACTGGAGTCATTTCATCAATTGTTTCACCAGCAGACATACATCCATCAGGAATCATTAATCCAAAAGGACAAGCGTACGTTTCATTGTCTCTAATTACAGCAAGCCTAACAATCTTCTTATCCTGTTTCATTTAATACCTTCAATAATAATTCTGGGTTTTCAGATAAAGCATCTCTAGTATCGCTTGTTTGTGGTAAATAATCATTTATACCTAGTTTAGCTATAATATCAATTGCAACCGTTTCATTTTTACTTAAAGCTTTATTTATTTTATCTGATGTATATTTTTTATCAACATCATTTAATATTTCTTTATTATTTTTTACCCAAGCAATGACGCGTTCTGATGGTTTAAAATCTAATTTAGCACAAAGATAAACTATTCTAGATATTCTTTTTGGATCAGATTTTAAAGTTATATCAGGGTCTAAACAAGTATCTATTAATTTTTTATTTAAATCTGTCATTCCTTTTTTTGTTAAATCATATACTCTAGATAAATCTAAAGGCATTAATAATGCATTTATTGTAAAATCTCGACTAAACATTTCTTTATCTATTGAAGTTAATTTAATGTTTTGTTTAATAAGTATAGAATCTATACCTGGCACATTAAAATTATTACTAAAATCTATATCAAATTTTTCAAAAGATAATCTACCATGACCATCGTTGAATGTGGTATAAGCCGCTCCATCAAATTTTGAAACTAAAGCCTGTCCAAGTTGATGACTAGTGTTATCCCCACAAGTTAAATCAACATCTTTAATTTTATCAACATTTCCAAGCATAATATCTCTAACCATACCTCCAACAATATAAGGTTTAGAAGATCCTATTTCTTTAGCTGTAATATTAATTATATCAAAAATATTTTTTAGTTTCATTTTACACCACAGGTGGTCTAGCAGCAGGTGGAGCAATAGGAATAGAAGGCTTAGATTCGATAGGAACACGAGATGGAGCAACAAGCTCTTCAGGTAATGCAGATTCTACTTTTCCTTCCATTGCATCTGATTGTTGCAAAGCATCTTTCATTTCTTTATCAATTAGTGACTCATTATCTTGTTGTACTGTAACTTTTACATTTCCACGCTCATCAATGACAGACATAAGTTTAGATAATATTTCATCAATACGCACTGAAGTATATTGATTTGACTCCAAGGCAGACCTAGTAGCTTCTGCCAATTGAGGGAATAATCCTGCAATTCCAAGTTTATCTAACATTAAATCTATAATACCTAATTGTCTAGCAATTTCTCTATTTTTAAATACACGAGATAACGCTTGCAACCTTTTCACAACATCACTAACTTGAATATTTGCAAGAGCTTTATTTATAGCATCTTCACCAGCATCAACACTTGCTTTTTCAGGAAAAGGCGGCTTTCTATCTTCTATTTCTGGTATTTCTGACATTTGAGCAGTTTTATGCATAGCTAAAGTTTCAGACGCAATAGAACATAATCTATCAACAATATTTTCTAAATTTTTTAATTCTGCTGTTTTATATGTAGCCCAGGCATATGCTGCTTCTTTTTTATCTTCAACACCACTAGGAGGCTTGCCATTATCTTTTAAGCTATCATCTGGCTTATCAGGAGAAGAAGGGACAGGCGCAGGTGGAGCAGGCGCAGGTGGAGCAGGCACAGGTGGAGCAGGCTCTGGCATAGGAGGCATAGGAGGCATAGAAGGAAGTGCTTCTTGTTTTTCTTTTATAATTTTTTCTTTTGTATCTTCAAGAGAAGGCACTTGTTCTGTATCTTTAGAGTATCCTAAATCATTCATTGTTGCTATAATTTCTGTTGCTGCAGAATTATCAGAAGGCGCCCCACTATTATCTGTAAAAGAAGGATCTGGCCCATCATCTATAAGACCAGCAAGCGGGTCTGGTTCTTGCGCAATTTTAATAATCATATCTGCGCCATATTTATTACCTTCGTATTTTAAAGAATTAGAAGCACGCACAATAAGATTGTTTATCATATCTGAAGCCTTCACGCTTAATACGTCATATTGTAAATTTGTTAAAGATCTTAAAAGACTTTCATATTCTTTGCCCATTAATCTTTGCCCAGCATTACTAGAAAGAAGTTTTATAGCAGAATTTATTCTACCAATAAGACTAGCTTTAGTTCTTTGCATAGCTAAAGCTTCCTCGTTAGATTTAGAATATTCTTGTATAGGTGCACCAGAATTAGAATTAGATTGTGTCAACCCTGGAATATTTCTCATTGAAAGGATCGCATTATTTGTAGCATATTGTGCTTTTTTTGTATTATAAGTTTTAGACGCTCCTCCTTCATAATAGTTAAGCCAATCTTGAAATTTGTTTTTTTCCATATCATTCCATCCTTTTGTAATAGCATATAATGCGCCTTGCTTGGTTGTCCCAAACAATCTCATTTTCATATACATTTCATTAGCGGCTGAAATCCACTTATTAACATCATATGATTTTATTGGATTAGGCTCAAGATTTCCTATTGGATATCCTATTTTTTTTAAATCAAGCTCATCTAAAGCTAAAATAACTTTTTTTAAAAGGTCATCTATTCCATTTACAGAAATAAGATGTCTATCAAATATAAATTTACCAACTTCAGAATATATTGCTTTGTTTCCAGAGCCTAATGCTCTCCTCACAAGAACAGGAACGTATTGAGAAATATGATGAAATTTTCGTAAGTCTCTTTCATTATCAACGCCTATACTAGATAACTGTTCTCCTTTTTTTAAAATAAAATCTTTATACTTATTGCTTGATGCTTTTTGCAAAGCAGCATCAACTTTTTGTTTCATGAATTTATTTATCATTCTTAGGCTCCTTGTCATCATTAACCTTTTCATTTTCTGTGAATTCAGCTAATTCCGAGACTTGGCTCAACGCATTATCTATTCTACTATATACTCTTTCATTACCTAAATTTTCTTTATTACCTTGAAGATGTTCAAAATTTTCGGCAAATTTTTCCATTAATAACAAAGATGTTTCAAGATCAACCTCGGCAAAGGTTTTTCGTAATGCTTCTTGGATTAGAGCCGAATGTTCTTCAACTTTTTGAACAGTAACGTTATGTTGTATAATTTGGTCAGGAGCACCTTCTACTCTTCTTATTTTTTCCACAATTTCTAATATTGTATTCATCCAATTTATCATCACATAATCAATTTTATATGAATTTGGATTTTGTTGAGAGTGATCATATAATTGTGCAAATCTTGTTTCAACTACGCTCATTAGTTGAACAAGCTTATGTCTCCAGTCTATTTCCGTATCAACAACTTCAGCAAGTTTTTGTTGATATGTTTTATTTTTTACTGTAAGCTTAGAAAGTTGTTGCTTGGCATCATCTTCATTAGCAGATGCCATCATCGTTTTAATATCATTCATAACCGCACCATCAATATTTAGGTTTGTTCTCCTAAATTCATTTAGTGTGTTATATGATACTTGGCGATTTTTATCTTTTGGATATTTTTCTTTTAGCCACGCTGATACTTCTCTAGAAGATTCACCAGACGTAAGCCTCGATATGATTTGATCTCGATCGGGGTGATTTAGTATTTTTGCAAAACCCATATGTAACCATCTTATTTATCTTTATTATCGCCATATGGTAGTGGGTTTGAAATAGTTGACTCAAGTCTTGTTTGATCTTCTACAGATGCACCAGGATGTTTCCTGCCATCTTCTGTAGTAAATCCATCTCTATAATTATAAGTCTTGCCATCAATAGGACATTGCCATTCTATATCACTTTTTCTATAGGTTGAAACGCCGTGATGATCGGGGCAATATCTGGTAGATAATGAGCCTATTTCTTCTTTCGGTGGCTTTTTACCTACCTCTTGTGCTTTTTTTTCAACAACCTTACCAGTTAGCTTGTTTTTTATATCTTCTATTCTTTTATCGTATGCTTCTTTTCTTGCCCGCTGAGCAGCAGCATCATCAGCAATAATTGTCATAATTTCATCAAGCACACCAGCTCTTTTTTGCAATTCAGGATTATCAGATTGATCAAACGAATCCGCCATTGCTTTCAAAGTTTCCATTGCTTCTATAATTCCTTTTTCTTTATACTCAACACCAGATACAAGTTGAATATCAACAGAAGCTTTCTTTAACATATCAGCAGCAAGCACACAATATTCAGCAGCGACCTTTAATGATTTGTCATTGTCTTCAAGCAATGCAAAAATCTCATTGTTTGGATCTTCAAGCCATCTTGCAGTTGAATGCAAAACTTCATGAGCACAAACATGAGATTCTTCATTTAATTTTTCTAATTTATTCTCAAAATCATTTTTGGACATTTATCCTCTATTTTTCTAAAAGTACCTTGCTTGTGCTAAATGCTACTCCTTCATAAGTGTCATCAATTCTCTTACGATACATTGGCACACAATGTCCATGCTCGTCTTGATAAACTTGGTCCAAAGGCATATTAAGATGTCCACAAACGGTACCGACACGATTCGCCGTATGTACAATACGTTTACATCCGCTCTTTTTTGTAGAAGCCTCTTTTGTAATGTTTTCTGAAGATAAGCTGCGCATGAATTCAGCCATAGCCATTGTATACATTTCTGATGAAAACTTTTCAGAAATTACATTCAAAGCATCTTCTGCTGTTTTATAATCCTTATGATCAGCAGCTTCTCTTATTCTATCCATCAATTCACTTGGTTTCAAATCATACATTGGAGAAACCTTGGCAAGCATTGAAACGTCTGACATTTCAGAACGCATCGCTTTACTGATACCTTCTTTGGTAAATTCGTAAGGTTTATCTTTTGCTGCAATCAAATTTGGAACATGAAGTTTTTTATTATTCACCTCAGCTAAAACATGAAATCCAAATGGTCCAACTCCAGAATCTAAACGAACTGCATATACAATGCTATCGTCATTACAATTAGCAACCGCAACTTGAGGATTCAATCCAAATGACTGCAATTTACTAGCAATGATTCTTCGACCATCTTCAACAATTTTTTCACCAAAAATATGTTTCGCAAGTCCTTTGTCTGTGCTTAGCATAGAAGCAAAAGATTCCATTTGAGGAGATGTTGAAAGTTCTATAGCTTCAGGCTGCTCCATCATTTCAATAAATACTGGGTTGTCCGTAAGAGAAAGCGAAGAGCTATTTGTTGCGCTCTTTTTAATTTCAGGACTCATCTTAGCTTCAGCTATAGCAAGTTGAAGCTCCATTTCGCTCATAGAAGCTACTTTCTTTGCGTTCTTTAAAGTATTCATCAGGTCAGCAGCTTTAACAAGCAAACTGTTTCCAGAAGAATCAGCAATGTGTTTATGTAAATTTTGCTTGGTGAGATCAGCAAAACCATGTTTGGTTACAAACATATTTGGAATAAGAACACCAGAAGCTGCAATTTCCATTGGAATTAAAACATGAGCCTCTCCTTTAAACGAATCATATGTTGCATCGCAAATGATAAAATCAGTCGAGCCAGCAAACACATTTATTTTCTTAGGAGATGCTCCCATTCTAACTAAAGTTAGATTAGCAACGTTAGCAGCTTTTTGCGCAACCTCTGGGTTGTACATTTTATATTCTGCATTCTTGTTCAAATTACCGCTATCATCCCAAACTTCATTTAAAGCATTTAAAATAGTTTTATCAGCAGCCTTTTCCATTGCCTCGCTGACGATATCTCTGCTTGAATCTTCGGAATATCTCATAACCTTGGCTTTTGGAAGCTCTTCTAAAGCAAGTTCTTCTTTGAAATATCCAGAGGCTTTATTGCCGTTAACTGCAAATTTATGATACAGATCTCGGAACTCACCTCTTGTAATAAACATCTTGTCATGCTCATTATATCGTTGCAGCACATTATGCATCATCCTTAACGTTTGATCGTTTGGATGGTTATCAGCTGCTTGTTTTGCTATTGCTTGCAGCTTCGGAACAATAAGTTCTTGGGCAGCAAGCAATTTGTTCGCTAAATCTTTTGTTTTTTGTACAACCTCATATGGGTTCATGCTCATATCTCACCGTTTATAAAAGCTCTGGATATTTGGAAATAATCTGCTTTCTGTATTCGTCGTCCAAGTCATTAATCATATTAGCAACCAAAGTTTTGCTTTCTTTCAACATCTTCGGTACACTTGCTTTAAAATCAAGAGCGTCCGAAACAGCGTTCTTGACCAAATCAACACTGTTAATTGGAGTGGCTTTGTAAAAAATGGTTGCACTTGTTTTGTTTCTATTGATTTCAACAGACCAAGGATTTGAAGAGCTTTTTTCTAGCCCAAGATCCTCGTCATTATACATTGCTGCAATGTATTGACTGCCGTCATCACCATCAATAATTTGCCATAATTTTTCAGGATTATCCCTGAACACGACAACATCATATGCGATTTTTCTCATTTGAGACTCAACAGAAGCATACTTTATCATCTTCGGGGCACTAAGTTGTTTGTGTAAATTGTTTAAGTTAATCTTATATTTGTCCATAGCCCTCTGAATGCAAGAATATTATTATCTAAAAATTATGTTGTTTCATTGATATTATTCCAGAAATCTTTTTAAAATAGTAATCCCCCGTTATAAGTATTTACTTTTGCATTTTTTAATATATCGACGAACCCCATAATGTCTGTCGTTGTTCCAATAGGTACATTTAGATATTTTTCAGAAGCTTTACCCCCACTAACAAATTCCCACTTGTTCGCTTCATCGTCTTTCATAAATGTACCAATCCTAACTAAAGTATTAGGATTTTCTTTCTTTGCAAGATATATTACAGCCCCATTACGCTTTTTGCCTTGAGTTTCACTCATTTGATACAAAACATCAGCCATATGAAATCCTTCATTAAAGTATTTGATATTATGAGAAAACCCACCTCGTTTATCATGAAATTTTAATGCAAACACATAATCATTATAATTTTTTACTAACTTCAGATCGGGCTTGTCCTCTTCGTCCTCTTCTCCAATGAAAGAGCCAATCGCTTCGTCTGCATATTGTTGATTTGCTAATGCGTTTATTATTACCGCCTTAGCCGCTCGCCTAAGAGCGGCTTCTTGAAAATCAACAACATTATCTTTTTTAGGCGCTATCGCTTCTTCAAATTCTTCTTTTGTAAAATCTGGCTTCAATCCTAAAACCATCATAGCATCTTCAAATGTCATGTCAGATTCTAAATCATTCGATAAATTTGCTTTTTTATAAAAAACATTAATTGTTTCAATCAGATTCATGATAATAATAAATTTTTATTCATAATTCGTCACTAAGGTCTTTTATCTTTTCCAAAATACCTTGAATCTTCTCATCATTCTGACAAAGTTTCTTTAGTTTCTTAAATGCTCCGCCATAACGTTTCTTTCCATTCTTGTAATTAATGTTTCCACGAATGACCTTATGAACACTTGTTTGATTGATTCCCAATTGAAGCGCAATCTCGTTTTGCGTCTTGCCCATCAATGATAATTTCACAACCTGTCGCTGCCTTTTTGTGAGACCGGTTTCAATTAT